TTATAAACCAGATTGACGCTTTTGTGTCAACCTTTGCAATTTTTAAAAAATCAAAGCTCCAAGAAAGATCCCGATCATGCACCAGATAAACAACTCAGCGATTCGTTCGTCTTTCTGCTCACCGAAGTCTGATCTGGTTAGGCTCTTGCCATAAATATCCCGGGCGGTTCTGTTATAACGTAGTGTCCAATTGCTTTTATCGTGCATTTTCTTCTCCTCGAAAGAGGGGCCGAAGCCCCGTAAAATTAATTAAAGATAGCCCTGCTGCTCTGCACGCCACTCACAAAAGCTCAACAATGGCTCTCCAGTTTTGTAGTGATATCCAAATTTTTCACCGCTGTTGTTGTTTAAATAAATTCTGTAAAGCTCTTCAAGTGTTGGCTCGTAAACAAAATCTTCTACATACATTTTCTTCTCCTTGAAAGAGGGGCCGAGGCCCCGTTATTTATTTGTGCCGTCTGGGTTGTATGGACACTGATCCCAATCGCATACCATCCCGTCTATAAAATACTTGATGTCGTCAACAACTTCTTTTTGACTCATCGGCTCTCCCCAGCCATTTGGCTCTACCACATATATGGTTTGAGCATAGTCTGGGTTGTACCAAGGTAACTTAAATGCAATGTCAATCACGCCACAGTCGTAGCTATAATCCTCTACTCTGTCCCAACGTTTTTTGCCTAAGAGCTTTTTCATTTTTTCAGCTTCGTACATCCCGTTCTCCTTGTTTCGGACTTTCGGCCAATTCCGTGTGTCCATGATTAGTATTATACGGATTTAAACGTACAGTGCAACACTTTTTTACTAAATAATTAAAAAAAAGTGTCAATGTAGCCTATTTGCCACACCTTTTTCCGTTCGCTAGCTGGCTACCAAACGGAGAATGTGCGTATTTCGGCGTAAGCCAGCCGGCTAGCTTACGCAGAATGTGCTTAAAAAAAGGGACATAGCGCGCTAGGTACCTTTTTGTGTGGTAGGAAAAAGATACGTAGCGCGCTAGGTATCTTTTTTGCTTTAGCAACTTTAGCAGCTATCGGGACATAGCGCGCTACGTCCATTTTATCTGTTAAGCCAAGCGTCCTCGATTGCCATGCACTGTTTCTCGCGCCATAGCCACTCTCTGTAATCACTGGCTGGGCCTTCATATTTAGCCCACTGCGCCGCGTGGCAGGCTTCGTGCAGGATAATGTGGGGCTTGTTCATGTCCCATCGGACGTAGATTACTGGGATATCGCCAGCCAAGAAAAACGTGGCGTTGCTAGGAGTAATCACCGTCTCGGGCGGATAATGCAGGTTGAACATAAGAAGAAAAGCAATTATCTCTTTCATGTTTGCCTCCTTTCGCAATTGATTGTAGACTCTTTAGTGTTTTAATATAGAAAAAAAGCGTCACTAAAATGGAGAAACGTATGGAAATTAACGAAATCAAAGACTTATTATCTGATCGGAACTTAAAAGAGGTGAGCCGTCGAACCGGAATTGGTTACTCGACGCTTAGAAATATCGCCTCTGGCAGGTCGCCTGATCCAACGATTAGCACCGTAAACAAGCTATCCGAGTATTTCTCAGCAACTTGTCCGGGGCTACAACATGGCTGACATAAAAAGCATTTGGCATAACAGTAAGCCCACAGATCCGCCAGAGGTACAACTCAGGAACGCGATCATTGAGGCCGGATTAGAGCCTCCGAAGGAGATCAATCTCGATGGCAAGATTCATAGATTCAATTCTGGCACTAAAGGTCGATCTGGTTTCGGTGATAAAAGCGGCTGGTATATCGTTTATCCTGACGGCATTCCTGCTGGTAAGTTTGGTGATTGGAGGCTTGGGCTGGAGCATAAATTCATTGCTGACATTGGTAGGAAACTCGCGCCTTACGAAGAGATGGCCTTCTCTCGAAAGATTGAGCAGGCCAGAAAAGTTCGGGAGGCAGAAGAAAAGTTAATGTCCGAGAATGTCTCGGAGGTCGTCCATAAGATATGGACTGAGGCCGCCGACGCTAACTCGGATCATCCGTACCTATCCAAAAAGAAGATTAATCCTAATGGGGCCAGAGTTACCGGAGACGGGCGCTTAATCGTGCCTTTGTATAATGCAGATGGCGAGCTAACGACATTGCAGTACATTGACGGATCGGGAAATAAGCTCTACCACGCAGGTGGCAAGACTGGCGGCTCGTATTGGTTTATTGGCAACAACGATAACGATCACATATATGTAGCTGAAGGCTTTGCAACGGCATCGACAATCGCTGAGACGATGCACAGGACGTGCTACATCACATACTCAGCGTCTAACATACCTTTGGTGGTCGAGAGGCTCAGAGATCGCTATGGAGCCGCTAAACGCATCATAGTCGTAGCCGATAATGACAGTAGCGGCGTTGGTCGCAATTATGCCGATCAAGCGTCAGCGAAGTTCGGTGTTAGCGTCATCATGCCCCCCGTCAACGGCGACGCGAACGACTATTTGTTAAGCGGGAATGATCTTTTTGAGCTTCTCGATCCGCCAAAGATAGCGCACGACTGGCTGGTATCCACCAATGACTTTAGAAATAAGCCCGAGCCAATATCGTGGCTGATTAAGGGCTGGATGCAGAGCAATGCCCTAATGATGGTTCATGGGCCGTCTGGCTCTGGTAAGACGTTCTTGGTGCTAGATTGGTGTTTGAGGCTGGCTTCGATTCACATGGAACATCGCAACTGGTGCGATCATCGAACCAAGCAGGTTCCGGTGGTTTATTTGGCTGGTGAAGGTCATCATGGCCTACGGAGCAGGATCGCGGCTTGGATGCAGCATCACAACGTCGAAGAGGCGCAGATGTGGCTATCAAAGAGTGGCACTGATCTCAATATGCCAGATGGGATGCTAAAGGTTGTTGAGAACATTAGAGCCTTGCCAGTACCTCCAAAGGTCATCGTGGTTGATACATTGCATCGATTCTTAAATGGTGATGAGAACTCAGCACAAGATGCCAAGACAATGCTCGATGCCTGCGCTACTCTTATGCAAGAGTTTGATTGCTCGGTTGTGTTGGTACATCACACTGGCGTATCAGAAGAGGCCCAGCACCGAGCCAGAGGCTCAAGCGCTTGGAGAGGTGCATTGGATATTGAGGTGAGCGTGAAGCCCGGCAACTTAGGCAAGCCGATTGAGGTGTTGCAACGCAAAATGAAAGACGCCGAAGAAAGCCCAAGCAGATTCTTTGATCTATTGAAGGTTGAGATAAAGGGCTGGAAGGATGAGGACAACGAGCAGGTATCAAGCGTTGTCTTAAATGAGGTATCAGCACCAACTAAGGTAAACAAAAAAACATCTAAGGTTGAGGAAAACCGTAAGCGGTTCGAGCTTGCTTGGCACGCATCACATCGTGAACGAGATAAGCACAATAGGCCACACGTTACGAGAAGTGGGCTGATAGATTACTTGATTGGGCCTCACATCGGGATGAGCGAGGCTTACGCAAAAAGACAGCTACAGCCAACATCAAATACGTTCATTGGGATACTAATTGATGCCGGATATATTGCTCCGTTTGAGCGCGGATGGTCGGTAATTAATGACGGTTGTATCATCGATTTTGGTGAAAACGGATAAAATGAGGAAAATCAAATACTTATGCAAAAACGGATAAAACGGATAACAACGGATAAAAAAAGTTTATCCGTTGAGATTGTATATAAATCAATGACTTACGAGAAAACGGATATCCGAAACGGATAAAAATGGGGCAGAGTCAGATAACGGACAGACACGGATAAAAGTCTTGTAAAGACTTTATCCTGTCCGTTTTATCTGCGTTATAATCTGAGCTGTGGATAACTTACTGGAGTTATAAATGAGTGAAGAAGTAAAGATGGGAAGGCCAACTGATTATACCGATGAGTTGGTGGATAGAATTTGTGAAGAGATCGCGGCTGGCAGGTCTTTGAATAAAATTTGTCAGGAAGAGGATTGGTGCCCATCGAAGAACACGTTTTATCGTTGGATGTACAGACATCCAGACATTCGTGACAAGTACGCGCGCGCAAAGAATGCGCAGCAAGAGTTTGCGGCTGAAGATATCTTGGAGATCGCTTACGACGCAACGCCTGAGACTTACAACGTGGCTCGATTGAAGGTCGACGCGCACAAATGGGTCGCATCAAAGCTATTGCCCAAACGATATGGCGAGAAACAGCAGCTCGAACACACTGGCGAGTCTGGTGGGCCGTTGATCATCAAGTGGAAGGATAGCGAATAAGGTTTATGTCTGCGATAGAGATCCCGTACCATCCTCGGAGAGTAATGCTCCCGTTTCACAATCGAACCCAGAGATTTGCCTGTTTGGTGGCCCATCGAAGGTGCGGTAAAACAGTCGCAGCAATTAATGACCTGATCCGTGATGCGCTGACGATCCAGCGCCAGAATGTACGGGTTGCTTATATTTCGCCAACTTATCGGCAATCTAAGGCTGTGGCGTGGGATTACTGCAAAGAGTTTACGCAAGGCATCCCGGGAATCAAAGTCAATGAGTCTGAGCTTCGGATAGATTTTCCCAATGGCGCTCGAATTAGGCTGTTTGGGGCTGAAACCGCAGATTCTATGCGAGGTCTGTACTTTGACTCAGTTGTGCTGGACGAGCCAGCCGACTTCCCGGCTAACGCTTGGTCAACAGTCATTCGACCTGCAATCGCTGATCGTCAGGGCCGGGCCACGTTTATCGGAACTCCAAAAGGCAAAAACGAATTCTGGGAAATATACGACGCTGCGAGCAGAGACAGTAGCTGGTATACCGCGATGCACAAAGCCAGCGAGACAAGTTTGTTGCCGCAAGAGGAATTGGACGCGGCGCTCAAGACAATGGGCGAGGATCGTTACGAGCAAGAGTTTGAGTGTAGCTTCGAGGCTGCCATCGCTGGTTCGTATTACGGAACTGAGATGAAACGCGCAACCGAAGAGAACAGGCTCACAACAGTTCCTTACGATAAATCACTTGGAGTTGTCACTGCATGGGACTTGGGCGTTGGTGACTCGACATCGATATGGTTCGCGCAGTATGTCGGCGCTGAAGTTAGGCTGATCGACTACTACGAATCATCTGGCGTTGGCCTCGATCATTACGCTAACGTGTTGCAAGATAAGAATTATGTTTACGAATCTCATATATTGCCTCATGATGTGCAGGTCAAAGAGTTGGGAACGGGCAAATCTAGGCTTGAGACGTTAGATAATCTTGGAATTAGACCTGTAGAAATAGCACCGAAGCTCAACGTTGATGACGGCATTCAGGCGGTACGATCCATGCTGGATCGTTGCTGGTTTGATGAGAAGAAGTGCAATCGAGGGATCGAGGCATTGAGACAGTATCAGCGAGACTACGACGAGAAGGGCAGAACGTGGCGAGGCAGACCGAGGCACGACTGGACTTCGCATGGCGCTGACGCGATGAGATACTTAGCAGTCGGCTATCGACCAATGAAGTCTAGTTGGGGCGAGCCGATCAGAAGAAATCTAAAGGGAATAGCGTAGTGGCTAAAATAAAAGGAATACTTTCTGCTGTAGATGAAGCAATTAAAAAAAATAGGTCTACTATAAGAGGATCTAAAAGAAAATCGTTTCCCGGAGTTTATGATGATCCAAGGTTAATAGCTGAAAAAGCATCATTAAGGTCTGCAGAAGAAACTAATGCAATGAAGGAGCTTTTTGGCGTTACTAGGGATGAATTGTACGAACTAACAAAACAAACAAGAGGTCTTGGATCTGAATCAGTTTTTCAGCCTCCTCTTAAATCAAGAGGATCTGACGCAGCAAAAGCTGTAATGCAAAATCAAAATAAACAGAGATTAATAGATATTCTTTCTGAGGCAGGCAAATACGAAGGAATATATAAAGGCATGGATTCTTGGTACAACTTAGATCCAATGTACAAAATAATGGTTGATTTGTTTGGCGAAGAAGAAGCAAAGAAAAGATTTTTACAATTAAATTCTTTAAGCGGAATGTCAAGTCCAATGGCAGATGTTGTTACAGAAACAGGTAGAGGAACTGCTGCAAATTGGCTATTAAATTCAGGAAAATTTGATGACTTTGTTAAGTATGGCGGACAAGTTAAAGGTAGGCCAGAATATATGGGAGATTTTCCGGGACATTTAGCGCATAAAACTGCTCAATTGCCAGCTATGACTAAGTATGCTGAATCAGGAAAAGTTGAGATGGGATCTCCAAAGGTTCCTGTATATATAAACGCATCAACTCCAGAATCTCTCGGAGGCTCTTGGAGAGTTCCTGTTGGTGATGCTCATTGGTCTAGGGCTGTTGGCCTTGCTGACACTAGGCCAGCAATTAAATCCAGAGCGGTTCCAGATCAATCTGTTTCTGCGTCAGAATTAGCAGACTTAACTCCTTGGTGGAAAGAAATATCTGACGCGGTTGGTATAGAACCTGTACCAGCACAAGCAAGGCTTTGGGGGACTGCCAGTCACGCAACAGGAGTTAAATCTCCAATTGGCGCATCAAAGCTAGAAATAATATCAAATAAAATAATGGATCAAGCCAAAAAAAGAAATATTGATCCAAAGTTATTTAGAGATTATGTATTAGCTGGTGGCGATGTTAAAAAACTAGGATTAGGAGCAGCTACAACTGGATTGTTGGCTGGAGTTCCTGCATTTGCGAAAGATGATTTAGAAAATGATGTTACATCATTAATTTCTGGAACCAATGTGTCAAACAAAGGCGCTCCAAAAGGAAGTTTAAAAGAGGCTGCGCTATCTATTTTGAGAGGATTGCCGTTAGGAGTTATGGACACATTCGCCTTACTAGGGAAAGTATCTGATTATAGTTTCGGCACAGATAACTCAAAAAATATGGAAGAATTTAATAGAAAAATGATTCCAGATTATGACGCAAAATATTTAACGGATGAACAAAAGAAATTTTACGAAACTATTGGATCATTTTTGTCGCCTTTGTGATAATGAATTTTAATTTTTAGGAGAAAACGATGGATCGCATGAAAATGCAGGGATTACTTGGAATGGCAGGGCAACCGCAACAATTGCAACAAGCACAACAAATGCAACAGTTGCCACAAAGGTACACATACGAAAATTTAATGAGATTGCCATCTGGGGAAATGGTTATTCAATATATGGCTAACCACACTGGATTGCCTTATGAAGAAGTTGTTAATCAAATGAGAATGGGCAATATCCCAGAAGAAGGCATGAAGATGCTTTTTGATCAAGCATTTAAGATTATGTCTGGAGATGAAGCAATGAAGCGTTATTTTGATAACCAGCAAAGATAACCATGACAATCACAAACTACTCAACTCTACAGTCAACGGTCGGTGATTTCTTAAACCGTAGCGATCTGACCAGCGTGATCCCGGTGTTCATTCAGTTGGCCGAGGCGCAAATGAACCGCGATATTAGGCATTGGAGGCAACAACGTAGAGTATCGTCTACAGCAGACGAGCGTTATGAGGATTTGCCAGTAGATTTTCTTGAAGCGGTTCAATTTTATATTGATACTGCAAATGGTGAAAAAACGCTTGAATTTGCGTCAATGGCTGAAATAAGTCGCAGAGAGTTAAAAACTGCTGGTTCATCTGGTGAGCCTGAAATTTATACTTTAAATTCTGCTCAAATTAAGTTTTTCCCAGCGCCAGATACTGCTTATGATTTTAGCATGATCTATTATGCAAAAACTCCGGCGCTCAGTGATTTAAACACTACCAATTGGATTATTACGCATCATCCAGACGCATATTTATATGGAACGTTATTGCATTCTGCGCCATACTTGGCCGAAGATTCACGAATAGCAATTTGGGCGCAAATGTACGCTGCTGCTGTAAAAAATATTAATGATGAATCAGAGTCCTCTATATATTCAGGAAGTAGACTTGTTTTAAGGAATAGATAATGAGTACAGAATGGACGCAAGAAGCGGGGATGACGGGAGATCCTGACGTAGATAACGTTCAGGATCTTGCAGAATCAGCTTCAACATCAGC